AGTTTAATAAAATCGGTTTTACTTCGGGTGACGGCAATCCCACGCTGTTGAGCGAGTTTCTGTAATGTCTTTCCATTGAGTAAACTGTACTTCCCACCCTGAATGATTTTATTTATCTGAGACTTTTCTTGGCTTGCATGTTTGGCTAACTCTTCAATCTGCTCTGGGACTAAAATGCAATCCACATTCTTGTCAGCTACAGCAGTTAGTGGAATTGCCAAAAACGATTCTATATTTAAATCACTGTAGGCTTTTAAAGTATTTGTGCAAACTCTGGCTCTGGCTGCAACGGTTGTGCATCTACAAGCCGGATGAGCTGGAATCGGTGGCATATTGTCGATATTAAATTCTTTCCCATCCAAGCCCCCACAGATGGGACACATCCTTTCATCTCCCACTGCCATCCATTTGACACGCCTGATATTTATGGTGTCAAAAAATTTGAGTCTGCCCTGATTGTGTGCTCTTAAGGTTTCTGTTCGGGTGATGAGTTCTAATCTCTGCTGTGCGGTCTTAAATACGGTCTTGCCTGCTCGCCTGAACGTTGCCAGGTCTGTAATGATACTCCCCAAGCCTTTGGAGATTGTTGCAATGGAATCGCCTTTAATGATGCCTAAAGAGACCCCTTGTTTAATCCCGTTTAAAAGCTCTTTATGAACATTGCCCACAAGTTGGATGTTGAACCTGACCATAAAATCCAAAGCGTTTCTGTCAATTAAACTCATCACTTGTTTTGCTAATAATTGTTCATCTTTAGAGTTCAAAACATCCCATCGCGGGAATTTTACATTTTTGAGTTCTGAAATTCCATTTTGAACTCCGCTTTGAAAACTTGACTTTGTAGCGGTGGTAATAAGCAAGGTCTGGTCTTTTTTGACTTGGGCGATTGTTTTAGTTAAATCACTCTGTAATCCCTTGAGTCTGGACTGAAATACTTTCTGACTCGGGGTGAGATCACCAATTTCAGAATATTTAACCAGTTGGGATTTGATGGAGAGTTCACCTTTCTTTAAAAGTTCCACCATCCCAGATACCTGCTGCTCGGTATACAAATTCCGAGCCTGATATGATTTTAAGGTTTCAGATAGTATTCGTTTTGATTGATTGCTCATATCCATTGACTTGTAACTTATATTCTACTTATATTCTTATAGATGTATAAGATAGAATGGAAACCGAAAGCATATCGACAATTCAAAAAGATTGTTGAAAAGAAAATAAAACTTTCCATCTTAGACACGATTGACACCCTCGAAAATTGGCCTGATTGCAAACAGGTAAAATCGCTTAAAAATCGAGAGGATTATCGCCTGAGGGTTGGTCGATGGCGTGTTATCTTTGATGTCAATAAAAAAATTAAAATCATAAAAATAGAAGAGGTAAAAAAAAGAGATGAACACACCTATTGATTTCCAAGTGATTGAAGAAAATGGAAAACCTGCATTTGCTGTTATTCCATATAAAGAATTTCTACGCCTTGTAGAGCCAGAGCCTACCATTCCCCATGAAGTAGTGTCCATGACCATTCGTGAAGAGTTGAGCCTTATTACTGCTTGGCGTAAATACATGGGACTTTCACAAGTGGAAGTAGCAAAACGAATGGGCATTACACAAGCTGCCCTTTCCCAAATTGAACATGCTGAAAGAAATAAACCAAAAACACTAAAGCAAATTGCTAAAGCATTAGATTTAACTATTGAACAACTACACGACTGAATCTGAATCATCCAATTCTCCCATTGAGAATTGTCTGCAGATTTTGTCATCAAACGTTTTTTCTATTTTGTGGATGGAACAATAATTCTTGCTCCCATCCCAATAAACACAGTTACCACAAACTTCATCTTCTTTCCAGAAACCAGTTCGGGTGCTTGCATCCCGAAGTTCATTCGGGGATTCCCCATTCTGCTCAACTTCAAATACGTCTCCATTTGAATAGAGTTCATCTATTTCAGCCTGTGCAGACTGCTTGGCTCTTTTTCCTTCCTGTTTTGGATCTAATCCCAATATCTCCTGTGAGGTCTCCACTGACATAATCCCTAACTGCACCATGGAAACGATATCCTTTACATCCCAAGTCATATCTACGATGCTCTTCTCCTGCTGACGGTTTATTTTCTCAATCTGCGGATTTAAATCCATTTTAGTCTGCAGCGTATTTTTAGATATTAAATTCCTGTCATAGAGTTCAATTAGCATTTTTCGAACTTCTTTTTCATCAGACAGATCCATATCCGAAAAGAAATACTGCACACTCTCTTCTACATCGTTTATTTCTTTCCAATCATCAAATACCCACGCCAACATGTCTCTGGCTACCTGCTTAATCTCTTTGAGCATTATAATCATTTTACGCATGGCAATATTGGCTGTGGCAAAGTTGGGACCGTCGCCTGTTACAAGAGTTCTGTTTAAACCCAGTGCCACCAAGATATCTTCTTTCAACTCCGCTACTTTCTTTTCCGTGTCTAATACCTGACCTTCATTACCATAGGTCTCAGCTTTCACATAAAACGGAACCACAAGTCCGCTTTTTAAATCCATCTTATTTATCTGATCCCGGATTGCTTTGAGCATTTTCTGGTCAGGCATAATCACCTTATCACCATATTTCCCACCGACTTGAATAAACCGTAAAGGAGTTGTCCACCGCTTGGCAATAGCCCTTTCTGCTTTTCTGTAATCACGAAGAAGTCCAATCGCATGAAATGCCGGGATAATCATAGAATTACCCCGATCAGAAAACTCCGGAGCATTCCATTTAAAATGGCTTAATTGTTTGACTGGGAGTTTTATCTCTTTGCCCAAATTGCCATCACCAGTCTTGGTCACCTGTTTAGCTTCAATTAAATCCCCATCTTCGTATTTGACTTTGACACTGACCGGATTCACACAGGTTACTTTTTCGATTTTATTTCCATCTTTAGAATATTCTTTAAATGCAACTGCATCGCCTTTGATTAAGAGTTGCAAAATCATGTCTTTGACAAACACATTCAATTTTAAATTATTGAACAGTTTTTGAGCTTCATCTCTGACAGCTTCATCTCCTACACTGACCCGGATCTCATCACCAATAGCGAAAGTCCTCCAAGTGTTAATCACATTGTTCACCAGGGGTTCTTCTAAATAATACTTCCAGCATTGACGTGCTTTTTCTTCCCAAGAAGCCGGAACGGTGGTATCCTGACTGATTGGGATAAATACACTGCTGTCAATCTGCTCCGCTGTGGCAAATAAGCCGTCCCCGCCTGCCTCCCGTTGGTTGGTGCGGGCAGGTGTTTTAGCTTTTGTGGGCTTTTGTTTAGTTTTTGGCATCCTTACTCGACTCCTTTCATTCTTGTGCCTTTTGTGGCTACTTTCAAAATATTGGATTTGTGGCAACCGGCATGGGAATATCCCACACTTCCCGGTTCATCATAAATTCTAAAAATTGTTTTTTCTCTCGTGCTAACATGGCACACCGAACCGCATCGATAATATGGTCATTACCTTTGGAATAAATCACCCTGCCGTTTTTCAAAGTGTAGGTATGAGTGGTAAACTGATCTTCAATGACAGAATCAATCAAGGGGAATAACAATTTCTTTCCATGCAAATGTTTGGCAATCAATGTTGTCATAAATTCTTTTGTGCGTTTTTTGAGTGGCTTTGTTTTATCATCATCTCTGTATCCGATAATGGTGGAAGATCCAAAGTCTATCCCTTCAATCCTTTCATCTAAATTGAGATCCGCAAACTTATCTAAATGCAACAAGTCCTGTAAAATACTCATTCCGTTTCCCCCATGATCCAACCCCATCCCTGATGGTTTGTAATATCTATCTATGGTGGCAAGGATTTCAGCAATAATCGGATAAGCGATATGTTCACAATGGACTCTTAATACCAATTCCATTCTTTTATCTTTTGTGACTTCTGTGCCTTTTGTGGCTATAAACTCACGGAATACCACAATCTCCGTGGGGTCATTCACATAGCCCGTGTCACTCCCAACCCAGAATGCAAACTCCGCATTGTTCTGTGGGATTAGATTTAAAAGCATATCAATCCGGTCCATTACTTCAGATTCGTTTTCACAGTCCCGAATATGGTCTTGGGTAATTTCTACGAGTTGATAATCATCAATCGCTACTTGAGAGAGTTTAAAATGTTCAATATTGAATGCACCGTAAGTAGGCTTACCATGAACGCCTGCCACCTCATGCTGCCAGCCGGCTGATTCTATCCCACCATAAAACTCTAAGAGTTCTATCTCTCTATCTTTTGTCCAACTTGGATTCTCCCAAGATGGGATTTTAAATAGCTTCCACCGGTCTGAACTTGTAAGCCTAAAATATGTAGTATCCCTAAGTCCATTGGGAGTGGAATAAATCCTAAAGACTCCCGCCTGAATCAAACATTGCCTTAATGCTTTCCAAGCTTTCTCCGGTATCCACGCTCCTTCATCCACTAAAATCATATTCACATGTAAACTCCTGAACGAGTCCCCATAGGCACCAGCCGGTCTAAAGAATATCACAGACCCATTCTTCCATTCAATTCGAAAATATGGCTTTCTAATAATCTTCGGTCTGCCTTGATTGTTTATGGCAATGGATGAAGTCAAGTCAGGATTATTATCTATCTGCCATTCCACTTCATCAATGATTCTATCCAAATGACCCTGATGGGGAGTAGCAACCAATACCTGTCCACCTTTTGTTGTAAATGCTTTATGCAAGGCAAGCGTTGCGATATTCACCGTCTTGCCCACATCCCTGCCATCTAAATGAATAATCTGCCTATCTCTGCATTGTAAGTCTTCTGCCTGATGTGGCCAGTAACGTCTATCCTTCCCATCACGATTTTGTAAATACGCCTGACCCCAGAAATAGGGATTCTTTAAAACCTTAAGTAATTCCTTTTTCCGATACTTCGGCAGGTCTTTGAAATTGTCCCCGTATTCACTCATACAAAATTAAATGTTGAATTGATTGGATGTTTACCGAACATACATGCGAACGTGTCTCGTCGAAAATCGTAAACAAACAGGAGACAAAAATGAAAGAAACAACTGATTACCAAATAGCTTACTTGGAAGGCTCGGGAGAGTTGGTAGAAAAAACCAATCAATTCCTTGATCACCTGAAAAGTAAGGGTAAAAAAGAGAAAACGCTTTACACCTATGGCAAGGATGTGGAACTGTTGGTTCAGCACTTTGGCAACGGAAAAGCGATAAATAAAATCACCAAGCCTCTTATGGGTGGCTTTTTGAAATGTGATGGGATATTGAAAACTACTTCGGGCAGAGATAAATCTCATATCACAATCAATAAAACCAAACGTGTTGTAAGTCAGTTTTTTGACTGGCTGATTGAAACGGAAGTGATTACTGAAAGCCCAATGCCAATGGAAGCTTAAATCCATGAGCGCGCCTAAAAAGAGAGAGTCCTGTAATGGGGCTCTCTCATCATTCAAATCAAAACTTATCGCCGATGGGAAGTCACAGCATACCGTTTCATCATATTTTAGGGATGTGAAAACTTTTCTATCCTTTGCAGATGATAAACCGATAAATGAAAAATTACTGAATGAGTATTTTTCCACTGTAGCTTTAAAAAATGAAAAGAATGGTAAAAACCGAGACACCGCTTCAGTCAATAAAATCAAATCATCTCTAAAAGCGTATTTTAAATATCTCCGTAAATCCAATTTGAGTGAAGCTATTAAACTCAAATCCATACAACGTAAAGAACCCACATTCCTGACTGACACCGAACGTTTAAAACTTTTAAAAACCATTCGAAATACAAGAGGCAATCTTGCTTTAAGGGATAATGCTTTTATTTCTACAATGCTTCTAACCGGAATCCGTGTGGATGCCTTGGTTAAACTCGATATCCAAAATGTCAACTTGGATGAAAAGAAACTCACCATCCGCACAAAAGGTGATAAGATTATAAAGGTCTTTATCAATTCTAAACTGCGAAGTATTTTGAAACGATATTTAAAATACCGAGTCAAACTTATCACTGATTCTGAAGCATTGTTTTTAAGCAATCGGATGTCACGTATCACATCTCGGCAAGTATCGTTTAGACTTAAACACTGGCTGGATAAAGCTGGCATTGAAAAAGTCATCTCACCCCACTCCCTTCGACATACATTCGCCACACAGCTTTTACAAAAGACCCAAAACCTTCGCATCGTGCAGAAAGCCTTAGGACATGAGTATTTAGAAACGACCCGAATCTATACGCACATCTTGGATAATGAGATGGAAGACGCTTTAGATTTACTGTAGGCTTTTCAAACTCATTTTTACTTGTCGTGGGAAAATTGGGGTTTTCATATCCATAAATAAAAACACCTTCGAGCTTTGAAATTTCTTTTTTTCTTAGGCTAATTTCCACAGAACATTTAAGAACTGTTGTGGACCCTGCAGAACTCTTGTGAACTGGTGAGAACAGCTTAAATCCCATGAGAACCCTCAAGAACCCTGCAAGAACAGTTCACAGTGTCCAATTTTACACAGAATCCTGACCATGACACACCATCACAATAACTTCCGATTAGATGCATAATCGGAAGTTTTAAAGATAACAAACGCTGGTTTGTCAACGGTGGCTGTAATTTCGTT